TCTTCTGCGTGGCTATTCATGCTTTATCGAGTCGTTTGGTGGTGAAAGAAGACCGCGGGAGAGAGTGGCGGTGGAACTCCCATCTAAAAAAAGACCAGCCTTCTTAGTTTTAATCATGTCCATCTCTTCGGGTAATCGATCTTGGCGTGAGAAGTTACATCGTTTACACGCAGCTACTAGGTTATCTGGATCATCGCTTCCGCCTCTTGCTACGGGTATCACATGGTCGCATGTATTGGCTTCCATTCCACACCAGAAGCAGATCCACCCGTCCCTGTTGAGGATACGAAGACGAAGCTTCTTCCACTGTGTCGAGTTGCTCTTACGCTGTGAGTGTAGAGTCATTAGTAATAGTTCCTCTCTTGATGGAATGCCCACGCTTTACAGTTACTACCATAACGATTCGTAATGTATTTAAGAGTAGCGTCTATCTGTCTGAATGGATCGAGATCTCTGTAATGCTTAGATCTCATCTGGCCTAGTCCGAAGTGCGAACCGTTCTTCGCTAAGTAGTTCCAGCGAGATTCCTTAGTGATGATCTTGTTAAAGCATTGGAACTCTTTATAGTTAATGATTCGACTATGAGAGTAGAGCTTTAGATGATCTATAGAATAGTTCTTAGCTGTTGCTTCTGGAATGCTTGTTAGTGTAATCAATGCCGCTAGAGCATAGGCGTGGCCTAACAGCTTCATTCGCCTTAGCGAGCTATCCGCCACAGCGGCTCGCTTAACGCGATGACAGCGTAGCAAGCCTGTCAAGTAGCGAGCGTAATCTTGGGCGAGTCCCACAGCTTTACGCACACTGTGGATAAACCCTGTGGATAACTTCATCGTGTAAACCTTACTAACATAGATGGGAATGGCGCAGCTGTAGGAGAGTTTCCGAACTTTAAGCGACCCTTAATGAACTCGATGTCGCCCTGTTTACAGTCATCATGAAACCATCGTGTATCTGTCCTAGATGGTAAAAGCATAACTACGCTAGCTCCGTCCCTGTAATGATTTACAGCTGCTTTAGTCCAGTCTTTAATGACTCGGCCATAAGGCGGATTTATCCAGACGCTATCGCCGTCCCACTTAACAGCTAATCCATCGCGTCGAGATTCGTCATCATGATCTAATCCGTACCACTTGGCGCATAGATGATTTACTTGACTAGCTGCCGCGTCTAAATCGAATCTGTGAACTTCGTTTAACTTTTCCCATAGGTCTATAGGAGTCGACCAGTTATCGGTCTGGCTTTGTGGCATGTAGGCCGTCATGGCTTACCGCCCCAGCCATTACCCTTAAACACGACTCCACCAAGCGAGTAAATGCGCTTCATAGGTACAGTGCAATTAGGGCAGTAAGGATCTCTGGCCAGTGTGTCCTCGATAGAACGCTGGACTTCTAGCTCTTTACTGCATACTTCGCAGCGGTATTCATAGGTCGCCATTAGCTTCTCCAATTAGTGCCACTGTCATAGTCGAACAGACGCAGCACTGGATCGTCTTTACATTATCTGGAAGATTATCTGTAATTACACGAATTAACTGTTCTGTGTCCTTCTTGCAGACTCGGCACTTAAAGCGCAGCTTGTCCATAGTTACTCCCTTTAAGATTCTCGATCGGCTGTAGATTCTGTTGCGTTACCCACCATGTCGGCTGCTTGGCGTGTTTGTATCGTGGACGCTTGGCCATGGCTACGGGTATCCAGCCCGCTAACCTGTAATTCGGGCTAGTGCCTACGACTAGGACGGCGACATCACTCTGGCGATCATTCTCGTAGATTATGAGCTGACCAGATTCATAACGCGTCCACTTTACTTCGATAAAGCTTCCCACATCTGCCGTCTTCTTAAATTGTGAAGACCTTGGATCGAAGTCCATAAAGCCTAGGTAACGAGCGACCAAGATCTCGGCCACGATTGATTCTGCCACTTGCGCGACATAATCATGGAAGCCGAGTTCTCTGTCGTATCTACTCGAAGCGTCTGCGTGACCTTGGATCTGGGCGATTCGTTCTAAAGCTACTGTATGAGCTAAGACCTTATCTTCGATCGTCGGTTTAACCTTCATCTACAGTCACCGCAGAGCCAAGTTAACTTCTCTCCGCCTTGGCCCTTGGTATAACCGAAAGCGTCCAGCTTCTTTAATCTGGAGCAGCTATCGCACTGTTCGATTTTGTATTCTGCAATTACTTCGCCATTTTGTAGAAGCTTGGCTGTCATAGATTGCGGATAAATGATTTCGACTAAGTCGCTCATAGATGTAACCGATCTTCGCACTTCTTACAGAAGAAGACGACTAAACCGTCGTCTCTGTCGTATTCGTTTACTTGCGTAAAGTCGTCGCAGTCCGAGCAATTCTCGACGCCACCGTAACCGCTAAAACTGTAGATGTGTCCGTCTGGCGATGTGTAAATCTTCTTTAGATCGAAGTCGCTCATCTTTAGACCTGTGGCTTCCACTTGCCATCGCTGGCTAAGACATACCAGAGCGGCGAACACTGTGTCGCCTTGGTCTTTTCGACGCAGAACCAGCCGCCCCAAGCTTTACCCGTCTTAGCTTCGCCAGTCTTAAAGATTCGATGTCCATGGCTGCACTGTGGAGCTTCTGGAAGTATCTCTTTGCCCAGCTGTTTAGCGATCTCGTCCATTGATGATCCAAGGCTAGGAATGCCGCTCTGTTCGGCTTCTTCTGCCGTCTTATAACTTGGCACTTCGCCGAACTTCTGCGCCCATGGATCGTAATCGTCGGCTGTTGAGTTAGCGACCTTCGTGCTAATAGTCTCGACTTTCTCCATGTCCTGACGCGTAGGACGCTTATCTGCTCCCAGTAGTAAACCGATAGCTCTTCCGATAGCCGATGTAACAGTGTCCTCGACGAAGAACTTCTTCATGTTGATGTTATAAGTTGCGACATTACCGAAAGCGTAATCGGTAGCCGATGGCTGTAGATCCTCGTACTCGCGGAAGATCTGGGCTTGGATAAGGACATAACCCTTTTCGGCGTTAAAATCCACGATGTTCGTCTGGACTCTAGCTGTAGGGTGTGTAGCCCATAGACGGGCGATTCTGGCTGCGACATCTTCGTAATTGTCTAAGAAGCTCATTAGCGCACTTCCTTAGCTGCGTGACGAGATACAGCTCGACCGCGGGCATAACCGCGTCTCTCACCTTCTCGATAACCGACTGAATAGGTCATAGTTGCCCATAAAAGCGCAGCTATAGACATCATTACGATAATAGATAATTCGTTCATTACTTGCTCCCGATACTGGAAGCGACATTCGCGCTCCCTATGTAAAGAGTGAAGCAAGAACGCGTCTAGGTCAAGATTCCCGCTTATCTGTCGGCGTGTCGATTGGTGTTTTTGGCTTGGACTTTAATCCGTTACCCGCAAGAACTCCGCCTAGTGATCCAGTTAAGAAGATCGCGAGAGTCTTTAGAAGATCAATAAAGGCCGCGTCGTTTGGAGCTTGATTACCGATCGGCTGTGTAACGAAGATAAGCGCGTAAGTAATACCAAGGGTTACGATCAAGAAGACGGCGGCTAAAGTCGAGCCGATAATAAGAATTAAAGTCGCGTGGACTTCTTCTGGGCTACGGCGTCGAGCTGGGCTGTGGAGCTTCTTCTCCAAGGACATCGCTAGTACATGTTCCAGTAGGGATACACTGTGGCTCTTGGCATTCTGGCTTTTGCCAGTTCTCGTATTCTTGGCATTCATAGCGAACCCAACCCTGATAACCACAAGCGGAAAGCCCGACCGAAAGGACTAGGGCCAGACTTCCCGCGAGTAGTTTCCGAGTCACTTCCCCGATAACCCGAAAGCTGAATCTTTAGGATTTAGCCAGCGTAGGATTACAGGCAGAACGGCGGCAAGGCCCGCCATGCCGATCGCCTTGGGATCTGTAACTCCAGCCATGTAAACAGCAATAGACGCAGCTAAGAAGCTACGCGCCCAGCTTGCGAGTAACGCTTTTAAGTTTTCCATCTTTCTTCTCCTTGATCTTCGGCTTCGCTGCCGATTGAGTAGGTACTTCGACGACTGGATAATCGCCAGCATAAGCCACGAACTTAGGGCGTCCGAAGCCTACGATCTCTTTACCGCTCCCGAATGCCCGCTCTTTAATCATGACCATTCCGCCGTTACGCTGATCGCCAGTTCCCGAAGTGTTTCCCTCGATGGTAATTACTGATTTCGACTTAACTCCCACGACGATTCCGATGTGCGAGATACGGTCGACGCCATCATGCGGAAAGTCCATGAATGCAAGATCGCCGATCTTCGGCTCTAGTTCTACCCAGCGACTTACTTCTTTAAGTTTATGCGCGCCCGCAGCTGTGGAGACCATCGATGGAATCTTTACGCCCGCTGTGTGGAATACCCAATTACAGAACGATCCGCACCAAGGTAAACCGTCGGCCTTAGTAAACTTTCCGTACTTGGTTAAGTTATCGCCTTCTTCGACTGTGCCGACTTCGGCCAGTGCTACTTCTACGACTGCCGCAGCTGTTCCGATTGGGTAGTTCATGGCTTAACTTCCGCCTGTTGCGCTTCGTAAGTTGATTTAAGCATGGAAGTAAACTCGCCATTCCCTCGATCAATTATTGCGTGTTCTACTACATCGCCTGTGATTGGGTCGGTTACTTCTAGAAAAGTTACATTATCCATTTTACAACTCCGCACTAAATCCGACATAGCCTGATGCGCTGCCGTTTGTTAATACTTCATAAAATTGTTTGGTGGTTAATCCGCTAGCAACTCCAAAATTAATGTTTGGTGCTAAGTCAGACGCAGCATTAAGAGTTCCTGAAGTTATGGCATAAGTTCCTGATCCGTCCCATAACTGCAAAGTAGAATAGTCAATAGATGATGCTGGAACTCTCAATTTAACTGGTAAATAAAAAGTACAACTTGCGGCACTACCTGATGTTGCTGGTCCTACACCCAAACGCTGATTTGCGTTACCTGATGAATTGCCAAGTCGAATGTAGTACCTCTGGCAAGCGGCTAATTCCCCTTGGATTGTCCCGCCACTAGCTCGCTTAAAGTTTGTAGCTACTGATCCGAGTTCGATCTGAACGCCTGTTACATCGAAATAATCATTAGCTCCAGCTGTTCCCACTGGAATAAAGTTTAGATTTAATCCGAACTCTGTAATGCTAGAACCTAGAGTTATCGTGTACGAGTAACGCGCCCACGATGTTGTTAATGCTGCACTGCTATTTAATGCCGTTGCAAAACCTGTAAACGACTGTAATGGCTGATCTGTTCCAGTTCCAGTAAATACACGAACTCCAAGATTAGAAGATCCAGCCGAATAGTTAGCACCCGCGCGAGCGTAGAATGAAATAGTCATGGTCTGGCCAGCGAAGCGTAAACAATCCGCTGTCTCCAGAGTTGTCATTAACTGGATTTCTACAGTTGATGTATTACCTGAATCTCGCTGAACTCTTGCAGCATAATTAAATCCTGTTAACCCAGAAGCTTGTCGGCTAATTGTCGACCCTGTAGCTAAACGATACATAGAGAATCGATCTGGCCCGTAATTGTAAGAAGCTGGCACGAAAGAAGTTCCACGCTGCCAGATGTCGAAAGCTCCGTTAATAACAGCGTTTCCGTTATAGCCAGTCTGATAACGAAGTCCTGTCGAAGTTGTCGAGTCGGCCACAATAGTTTCGCCGTTCCCGCCAGCTGCAATTCGACTAAAAGCGTCCGCGCCAGTTCCCACGATAAGATCGCCTTTAGCGTCTATCGCTGTCGCCATAGAGTTAGTAATCGTTACATCGCCAGAAGTACCGCCGCCAGAGATTCCAGTTCCAGCCGTTACAGCTGTAATGTCCCCGGGATTCGGTGATACCCATGTGTAATCTAAATCTGTGTTCGATGCTTTAGATAAAAGCTGTCCAGTCGTTCCGCCTTTAAGATCGACTAAAGCGGTGTCGATGTCCTGACCAAGTGCGGCGATCGCCGTCGCGCCGTCCTTGACCAAGTCGGTCGACTGCGGAATGTCCCAGCCGAAGTTCGTAGTAGTAGTTGCCATGTTATGCCACCGATCCGATCGCGTTTTCCCATGTAAGAGTAGGGCTGATTGTATTCCATGACTCGGCCGCGTTGACTTGATTCCATCGGAGTGTCACTTGCGAGAACTCCAGCGGCGAAGCGTTTATCGTAATGAATAGCGAGTTATAACTGGCCCTAAAAGACCAGCCTTCGACATAACCTTCGAAGACAGTGTCGACGATGTTAGGCGGAAGATCTGTAACGCGTAGCGGCATTCCCATAAAGATTCCCAGAAGTGCGTCGCGGTCTGCGTCGTCTATGTCTGGCGAAGCGATAGGGAACTCGATCGAATCGAAGAATGCGCGTGGATAAGCTTTAAGCTGTAGACGACGAGCTAGAGCCAGAATAGCGTCGGCTGTCTTCTCGATGTTTGTGTCCCAGATTTCGGCGAACTTACCGAACTGGGAGATAGAAGCTAGATCGCTATCTGTAAGCGTTGACCCGTTTTTATAGTTAATCGTAATAAAGTTACGAACATCTCCGCTTCGGGTTACTGACTTTAAGCCCACTCCGATTCCCTGAGTCGCCGAGATTTCGGTATAGCCATTAGCTGCGAGATAAGTCTGTCGATGTAATGCGTCGGCATACCCGATTCGGCCCGATCCGTCCTCGAAGAGATAGCCGAGACCAGACTCCGCGATCTGGCTAGCTAGTGTGTAGCTAGAGACTGGGTCGGCTGCTCTGTTGACCATCTCGTACTGTCCAGGTTGATCGATCTCTCCAAGTCCGACATTCTCCGCGTTAGCCCATGTCGTCGTCGGATCGTACTGATACCACTGTAAAGCGGGAGCTACTTCGTTCCAGTTATTAAGAAGAAGATCCGAAAGAATGTTATAGATTTGAGTTCCGTCGTACGCCTTAGCTAAGGATAGTTCCCAATTAGCCCGAGCCAGTTTAGAGAGTGCGCCAAGTGCTGTAATACGCGCCGAAGTCGTGTAAGAAATTGATCCAGACGAGACGACGCTTATTTCGATGTCACTGATAAACCCGCCGTAAAGATTGACATAAGTTCCCGTAGAATCTTTAATCGAGATAAGGATCTCGTTACCGACTGTAAACGGGTAAGAAGTATTCTCTAAGTTAATAAGCTCGATGTAGCAATAGCCCGCGACTGGCTGCTCATAAACAGAAGTTCGGCCGCTAGTGATCTGAACGCTGGCCAGTGTTACTTCTTGATAATCGACGCCATCGATGAGGACGCGCCATTCTGGATTCCAGAGTGTCACGCGAACGCACCCGATCCAAGAGTTCCACGATAGCTCGAATTGTTAAGAACATTTATGATCGCTCGGGCTGTACCTTCTGGATCGATCGCACCGTTAACAGTTAGGTTAATGACAGAACCGCGTCCGCCGCCTAGAGAATGATTCGGGATAATCGCTCCGCTACGGCTTGGCGTAAATAGTTCTGGCCCTTGCTCGCCGACCAGATAAGAAGTTCCCGAAGTAACTGGGCCACCCATGGCGCGCGCTCCACCGAATACCCGATCGATAAGACCAGAGATTCCAGAGACGACAGGATTATCCTTAACTAATTTAATAAATGCTTTTACCTTGTCGATCATGTCGTCCAAGAATCCGACCACTTTCGAGACGCCAGTAATTACCGCGGAGATTGCCGTTCCAAGAACCTCGAACGCGACTTTAAGAACTGTTCCGATAACTGGCCCCATGATGTCTTTTACGAATGTGGCCACCGACTTAAACAGCGTAAAGAGCGGACTTAGTTCTGCTTCATTACTAGCGATCGCGTTTTTAATTTTGTTAAATGCGGAGAAGAGTCCTTCTAATGCTGGGCCGAATACGGCAGCGAAGAACGGAGCTACGAAGTCTTTCATAAAGTCGTAAAGTGCCTTAAAGGCTGGAATTACAAAATCCGTAAGAACTCCCTTAACTGTATTTAATGGCCCTTCTAAATCTTTACCGATCGAAGAAGCCATAGACGAAAGAGCTGGGATAACCTTATTAACGAATGAGCTAACGAGTGGAGTAAGAGCGTCTAGGACGAAAGAACCTACCGTCTCTTTACCTTCTTGGAAAGCGATGTTAAGTCGATCTAACTTTCCTTGGAAAGTGTCCGCCTTGGCTGAGGCTTGATTCTCGAAAGTATCGGCGAGCTTCTTAGTGATCTCGTCCATCGAAAGCGTTTTAAGCTGTGCAGCTGAAAGTCCTACGCCTAACTTACCGAGTGAAGCTGTGCTGCCCTCTGTTGCCTTGGCTAACGCATTAGAGACCGCTTCTAAACTTTTTCCGCTGCCCGCGCTTATGTCTAGGGCTAGGGCTTGCAATTTCTGGGCTTTCTCTACATCGCCAGTAGCGCGAGCTAATCTTTCCAGCGATGGCCGAAGTTCATCATCTGTCACTCCGAACGCGAGCGATGTCTGAGTTATGTAACCTTCGGTTGCCTTGATCTGGGCATTCGTCGCGCCCGTAACATTCTTTAGAGTTAAAGCGAGTTTCTCCTGAGCGGCTGCGTCTGCGATCGCTGACTTCACGCCGTCGATAAGAAGCTTTCCCGCGTAAGCTGCGGCGGCTACTGTTGCAGCTGCGAAAGCGGCAGCGGCTACCTTGCCGAACTTGCCGATCTTGTCTGAGAAGCCTTCGACTTCTGTCTGCGCGCCTTTAACGCCCTTTTTTAATTCGTCGAAATCGGCGTCGAAAGTTATCTTTACTTTTGGAATGCCAGCCATTAGTCGAGACCCACTTTCTTAATTACGCCCTGAATAAGATCGATGTATTCTTTCGCGACGATTGGCGTGTAATAGTCAACAGCTGGAGCGATCCAGTAGCCGCGTTTATTGCGCGCGGCCTTAAAGCGATCGGTATAAGCGCGACCGAGTGAGTCCGTACCGCGACCGCCGCCGTATTCTGTTCCCCATAGAAGCGCGCCCGCTGGAGCTGCATTCTGGCGAACTTTAGATCCTTTACCGCTTTTAGAAGCTTCTCCGCCGTATTTACGGCCGACCTTCTTAGGGCCACCGATGTCGACCCGAATAAGACGATCTCTTTTAGCGACGATCGTCTGAGCTACGAGCTTAGTCTGTGGAGCTGGCGCACCATTCGCGCTCATCATGAGCTGGCCCGCCAGACGCTTCGATAGTGGAAGAGCTGCGTCGCGGATCTCGTTCTGTGTTTCCTTGTCGAGAAGATTAAGAGTCTGGATCAAGTTTTTAAGCGCGGCTGGCTCGACTTCTATCGAGTAGACGCCCTTCTTACTTGCCATTCCGTTTCTCCAGTATCTCTAACGCCGTTAAGATCTGCTCCGCCGTCTGCCACTCGCTCATCGGAATCTGTGTCGCGATAGAGAGTTCGACGATTAGTCGATTTAGGCTTCCGACGGGATAGCTTTTGGGTTTGCGTTACTCGCTGAGACTTCCGCGACCGTTTCGATCCAGACCTCGTAAGGCTTGATTGGAGTTCCCGCAGCTTCTCGCTTCATGGCTGCGTAGCCAAGAAAGAGAAGATCGTTTACTCCAATAGATTCGGCTTGCTGGATAGTCTTTCCAGTTTTGCTTTCCCACTTCGACCACTCGGGAGAAGCCGCCACGAATGTAACGGCTTCTCCTGAGAAGTATTCGACTTCGATGTTTAGTTTCATGTTCGCTCCCGATTCTGTTTTTTAACTGAATGTCTCTGTAGGTGTTCCCACGACTGTAAAGGATAGCGTTACAGTTTGAGCGTCTGGGCTAGAACCGCCGACGCTTGGGAAGATTGGTAGGACATTAAATGCGAAGACCGCTCCTGTAACAGCTGTTAGCGATACCGCTAAAGTCGTGTTAGGTGCTGACTCTGCCGCATTCCATAGAGCTTCACAGAGTGAATCTGTCGCGCCCCAGTCTGCAAGCATTTCGACATCGAATGTCCACTGTGAATCGATCGACTTGTAAGCCTTCGAATAAAGTGTGTCGTAAGTTTCGATAGTGACATCGGCTGAAAGCGTTGCGCTTGTAGCCTGTTCGTCGTAGTTCTTGGTTGCGATCGTCATAGCGAGATCGCGTCCAGTAATGACGGTCGTAGCCATTTTTTCTCCTTAGTTTGTTTGGGTGTAATAAGTCGACAGCTGAATCTCGCAAGCGAGAATCTCTGACGCGCCTATGTTTAACGGAATCGGATTCGATACATCTCCGACCTCGTACCCTGACGGAATAGCCGCCAGAATGCTAATTACGAGCTTCTCGATGTTATCGAGCGCGCTCTGATTATCGTAGATCGCTACGCCTACAGTCATAACTAAATTAACCTTTAGCTTGACATTACCTTTACCTAAGAAGCTTGGCTCTAGGTAGGGAGTGTTCGGGACGATCGCAGCGAATGGAACGATGGGCGACTCTGGAACTGAGTCGTAAGTGTTAGCCGCTACTCCTTGGATCGCTGTCTTTAATGGAGTTCGGACACTAGTTAAAATCGAGCTGGCTGGCATTATCCGACCATCGTGTCGACATCGATGTAATTACCCAAAAGGCCCACGACGCGATTTAACAAGCTGCGCCCCATGCGATAGGGACTCGAAGCGAAGTCGAGACCTTCGATCTGACCGCCCGCAGCTGTGCGAGATTGGAAGACTTCGATAGATACCGCGTAGATCGCAGACTCGATGGAAGAGTTACCGACATAAAGAGTGGCAGCTGAATAGCCGCTAAGAGTTGCTATTCCGTTCGGAATGATCTGGCGACGAGTTACATCTGCGCTCGTAAGAGCTGCGGAGAATGAACTGTCTGTAACTACTGTAATAGTGTGAGTGGCTGTAAATGGAGCTGGAAGACCAGTTAAGACGATCGACTGTCCGACGACGAAAGTGTGAACGCGTCGAGTGTAGAAGATCGCTACATTATCTTTTAATTCGTACTCGATTACAGCCGTCGAGTTCTGAATAAGCAGCGGGAGAATCGCCTGTTCGGCCGTATCTATTATGTCGTTTAGATAATTGTCATCGTAGAGAGAAGAGCTAACGCCTAGGACGGATCGCAGCTGTGAGGCTGTAATAATTGCTGGCATTAGCTCTTCCCTTCTACTACTCGGCTAGCTCGGGAGCGAACTAGCCGATGATTGATTTATTCGGATTACGCTTTGTTATTCTTAAACGCGCCCGCTGCGATCTTGGTCGCGAGTGCGCCATAACCGTAGTAGCCGACTGTAATCTGGCCAGAAGCGATTACATCTGCGCGTAGGCGGAATGTAGGTCCCTCGTACCATGTGTAAGCGTCTGGGTTAACGACTAGAAGAGTTCCGTCGCCATCGCCCGCGTTAGTTGGATCTACGAATAGATTTAGGCCCGCGACATTACCTACTAGAGAATCTGGACGAACTACACCGCCCGCATTCTGTGGCTGTGAAGCGTTATAGATAGGACGACCTGAATCGTTAAGAGTCATTAGGTTAGCCCATTGACCAGTCGAAGCGATTAGAGACTTCGCGAATGGAGTAGGAAGTCCCGCTGTAGCTGAGTAAACAGAAGCAGCTCCGCGAGAGATAACTCCAAGTAGCTCGGCAGCTGTTGGATAAGTAGTCGTAGTAGTTCCGTCTAGCGTTGCGCCAGAGATTAGTAGACCGTTTACATAAGCATTCTCGGCCTTAGCCTTGGCTGCTGCCATGTTACGGATTAGTTCATCGAAGAACGCTGGAGAAGTACGATCTAGCAATTCGACAGAGAATGTCTGTTGTCCCGCGAACTTCTTAACATCTACAGTAATAAAAGCTGCGTTCTGGTCTGTGTCGCTCATTGGTGAAGCGTCTTCGGCTAGAACCGCAACCGTAGGAGCTTGGGTAATCTTCGGAATCTCGAAGCTCATGCCCGCATCTGGAAGCACTCCGCGAGAGATTGCATCGATTGATGGACGGATAGTTGTAGACAACCCGTTCACGACCTCGGCCATCTGGCGAGTAGGTACGAGACCCGCGTTGTCTGTTGTGTTATCGGCTGCGAGAACATACTGGCGAGCTTGATCGTCGCCCATCGCTGCGCGAATTGTGTTTTCCACATACTTAGCAGCTGTAAACTCTAAGCGTGGCTTGGTGAATGATCCGCCTACGATTGGCTTCGCTGCGGCTGTTGTTGACTGAGCAGCTTCGACCGTCTCGACGGTTTCCGCGTTTGTGACGGTGTTGTCCA